TCAGAGCTTCAGGGCGTGCTCCAGGATGCCGACCATGTCCGGGCCGTCGTCGTTGATCCACTTGCCGTAGTGCTTGCGGATCATGTCGGTGGACGTGTGCCCCATCTGGTCGGCGATCCACTCCAGCGGTACCGCGCCGGTGGTAAGCAGCTGGCTGGCGAAGGTGTGACGGCAATTGTTCGGCCCACGGAAGCGCACGCCGGCCGCCTTGAGGTGCGGCCGCCACCAGCCCTTCAGCAGCATGTCCGAACTGGTGTGCGCGGCCTTGGTGGTCGAGTTGTGGAACACGAACCGCAACTGCCGGCGTCGTGTCGTCTTGTTGTCGCGGTCCTTGATGTCCACCGTCACCGCATCCAGCTCCTCGGTGAACTTGGCCTGCGCCTGCAGCGCCTCGCGCGCCGGGCGCAGCAGCTTCACCTCGCGCACCGAGCGCCGGGTCTTCGTGACCTTGTAGTGGCCCCGCACCTGGGACCGCTGGAAACGGACGATCCCCTTGTCCAGGTCCACCACATCTTCCCAGGCCAGCGAGATTGCCTCGGAAACGCGCGGCCCCGCCCAGATCATGAACTGCGCCAGGTTGCGCTCCTGCTCGCGCTCGGTATTCAGCGACAAGATGGCATCGATCTCGCGCCGATCGAACGGATCAGGATCATCTCGATCGGGCACCCTCACCCGCAGCCCCTCGGTCGGGTCGTGCGCCATGCGGTTGCGCATCCGGTACAGCCGGAAGATCTGGCGCACCAGCCCGATGATCTCGTTCACGGTCTTGTTGTGCAGCTTCGGCATCAGCTCCACCTGCACCCACTCCTGCAAATCCAGGTGATCGATCTGGTCTGCCTGCAGGTGCCCCCACTTTGGCCGGATATGCAACTCGGCCCGTCCCTCGTAGACGCGAAGGCCGGAGGGCGCCATTTCGTTGCGCTTGATGTTCAACCACAGGTCGATGAAGTGGCCGAAGGTGTTAGTTTTCACCTTCGACGAGTTGGGAAAGTGCCTGGCATAGCTGAACGTGCCGGCGGCTATCTCGTGACGAATCAGCCCCACAAGCCGGGCCGCGTTCTCGAGGTTGGCCGGAGTCGGGTCACCCGGGATCGGCTCGCGGCAGCGCTCGCCCTGGTAGCGAAAAGAGATGCGGATCGAATTGCCGCGCACCTCGACATTCTCGTGCATGGTCGTGTTCACCTGGTGGAAACGGCGGAAGTCTATTTGCTCGAAAAGCAACGAGGCCCGCAGCGGGGCCTCGAATTGATTGTGATGATTTCTAGGTGAGCCACTCGGCGCGCCGCCGCCACTGCCGGCGCATCTCCTCGACCAGGCGCTCGGCGGAGGCCTGGCCACGCTTCTTGGCGATCATCAGCGTGAGCTCCTGGATGCGCTCCAGGGTGTTGTAACCCTTGCGCAACCAGGTGCGGGCTTCGCACTCAAGCATGTGCTGATTGGCATCATCAGCCATGGCCAACCTCCTCCCAGTAGAAGCTCAGTGCCTGCTCGGCTACCAGATGCGGCTGAGCGCTGCGGCGCGCCATCGCCACGATCTGCGCGACAGCGGGATCAACCGAGCGGTAAGCCAACCGGTCGAAAACCGAGCGCAGCCGTTTGGCGTTCGGGTGCAGGCGTGCCGCCAGCACCATCGACAGCAGCACGTCCAGCTTACCCAGAGGCCTAGCGCCAACCCTCCACCAACGATGTGGCTTGCCCACCGCTGCACGCTTGCGCACCGCCTCGCCGGCCCTCTCCAGGGAAACCAGTTCGGCGCGCACCTTCTCAACAGGCAGCCCAGTGCGCTGTGCCAGCTCGGCCACCGTGATGCCCTTCGGACTGGATAGGTAACGGAGCAAATTCATTGCGCACCACCCTCCTTCGCCTTCAGCGCTTCCGGATGCACAAACAACTCCACCCCACTGCGCAGCAGGTCGCGTTGGGTTTCGCGGAGCATGGTCGGGTCCAGGTTCAGCTTGCGGGCCAGGGCTTCGGCGGCCCAGCGGGCGCCCATGGTGTTGCTGGCGGTTTTCTTCTCGCCGCGCACGGTGGCCACGTAGGTCATGCCGGTGAAGCGGGTGCGGATTTCAACGGGCATAGCGGCGGCGCTCCTGGGCTTTCTTGGCGGCGGCTTCGGCCTGGTAGGCAGCCCAGTCGGCTGCCCAGCGGCGCTGGCGGATGCGGCTGCACAGCTGATGCTTGCGCGTGGCACGGTTCTGCCCGCAGATATCGCAGGTGCTGGGCGGCAGCGGATGGCTGGCCATTGTTGGGCGTAGGGGTTCGGTGGTGTTAGGCATGGGGCACCTCCACTGCTGCCACTCGTGCCACATGACGAGTCGTGCGTTGCAGCACCTCGATCGCAGTGCCCGTGCCGTTGTACTTCTCGATTGCGCGAGCGGCCTTGCTGATCATCATTTCGCAGGCCTTGCGCACATCATCGGGCGTAGCAACGCCGCACTCCCGGCAATAGGTCGATAACATGCGCTCACTGAGGCGGTCGGCATCATTTGCTGTCAGCACGGGTTGCCTCCTCGATCGCCTGGTCTACAACGAACTGGGCGTCATCTGACAGCTCTCCGCTGCTGGACAGTGTCTCAAGCGCTTCGAGCAAACGATCAGCAACGGCCAGTCGGTTGCCGTCGAAGGCGACTGCGACCAGGCGGCCGCCGAGAATCTCAGTTGTGGCTGAGTAGCTGGGCTCCGCGCCGGCGGCGTAACGCACGACGAGGGTGTGTTCGGTGCTCGGCATGGTAGCCTTCGCCCCGCCTTCCTTCGGTTGATTCACTTGCATGGTGCTTCTCCTTGGGGTTGGTGTGGCCCTGGTGAGTTGCCGCTCACCGGGGCCTTCTTGTTTTCAGCGTGCGATCAGCAGGAACAGGTCCGGCAGGTGGTTGGCTGCGGCCAGCAGGCCGGCCAGGCCGGTACCTATCCAGCCGGTCATGGCCAGGCGTTCGCGCAGGGTGGTGCTGGGTTCGTCATCGTCGTAGTGCTGCATGGTGCTTCCTCTTACTTGCCGAGCAGTGCGCGGGTGAGTGCGTTGGGCTGGCCTTCCGGGGTCAGTTTGTCGAGCGGCTGCATGCTGCGTTTGCCGTTGCTGGCCTGGACGATGGCCACCTGCCCTTCGAGGGCAACGATCTTTCCTTCCCGCACGCTGATCCGCAGGCCGTTGCCGATCGCATTGGCGACGCAGTACGAAACCCGGTCGCCCAGCTGGAATGCCGGCGCGCCTTGGGGGTTGGTTTCTTTCTCTTGCATGGTGCTTCTCCTTGGGGTCGATACAGCGGCCTTCGGGCGTTGCCGCGCCTTCAGGCGTTGGGTTTGAACAGCCAGCACTTCACGGTCGTGCCGCGCTGGGTCAGGGTGTTGTTACGTCGGTTGAAGGCGGCGCGCACGGCGCTGTCCACCGACTTGTTGTGCTCGATGTATTTGCGCGAGCGGCTGTTGGGCAGCAGGTTGCGCAAGGTGCCGACGTCGGCGAGCTTCTGTTTGTGCTCGGCGGCGCGTTCGGCGAATTCGTTGAGGTTGATGGCGATCAGGTCCGTGTTCTTGCTGTGGTCAACCACCGGGTCCTCGCTGAGGCTCTGCAGGTAGTCGAACACCTCCCAGAACTCGGCCACCTCGGCCGGGTCGGCGTTGACGGCGTTCTGACGCACCAGGGCCATGGCCGTGAGTTCGCGCTGGGTGGCCTGGTGCTGGCGATCGGTCAGCGGCACCACCAGGCGCAGCGCATCGAGCAGGGCCAGCAGTTGAGCGTGGTTCTTGATGATTCGCTCGATGCGGATCTCTTTCAGCTCGCGCAGGGCCTGCTCGTGCACCTTCACCTGGGCGCGGAAGGTTTCCAGCACCTTGGATTCGGCTCGGGTGGCCATCAGCAGGAAGTGGCTGACGTCCATCGCGCTCAGGTGGTTGAGGTTGTCGGCCGCGGCGCGGCTGGCCGTGGTGACCTGGGGGCGCACGAAGTGCAGCTTGACGATACGGGTGAGGATCGCCTCGCTGGCCGCTACCGTGGCGTTCTGGCTGATGACGATGGCACCGCGAAACGGTGGCTCGTAGGTTTCGTTGCCGGCGGTCTTCACGCCCGTCACGCCCAGGGTACCGCCGTTGAACAGCGGCTTGAGCTCGTCCCAGTCGTAGGCCTTGGCGGCGCCACGGTCGTTGTCGCTGCGGTCCGCCTCGAGCAGCACCAGCGGCATGCCGGAGACCTGGCCCATCCAGCGGCGCAGGCCTGCCTTGGACATTTTCGAAGGGTCCTTGCCCTCCTCGTCCGGCCGGCCGAACAGTTTCCAGAGGAACATCAGCAGCGTGGACTTGCCCGCGCCGGCCTCGCCCGTCACCTCCAGGAAGGGAAAGCTCTGGTATTCCTCGCGGATCTGCTCGGCGAAGAGCGAGCCGAACCAGTACGCCAGGGCGACGATGCCCTGGGTGCTGAAACAGGTCCACAGCCAGTCGAGCCACTCGGCGCGGTAGCCTTCGTCGGTACGGGCGATTTCCAGGCGGATCGACTTCTGCAGCGTCTTCAGCCGCAGCTGCTTGAACTCGAAGTAATCCTCGCTGTTGGCCTGCTCCACCACCCCGCCGCGCACGGCCAGGTCGCCGAACACGTAGCAGCCGTGCTCCTTGCTGTAGCCGATGTAGTCGATGGTCTTGACGGTTTTCAGCGCGAAGAGCTGGTCCTTCATGATCTTGTCGAGCTGGGCGCCGGTACCGGTGAACACCGCGCCGGCGGCCATGCCCAGCAGGCGCTTCTTGAACTCGCTCGCCGCCGCCACCTGGCCGCCGGTGAAGGTGTTGCGCACGGTGGGTTCGTCGTGCGGGAAGTCCACGCGGAAGTAGTACCAGGATTCGTCGGTGATCTCGTTGCGCTGGAAGTACAGGGCCTGCGGGTAGCAGTTGGCGATTTCCACCACGCAACCGCTCTGGCGCAGCGCCTTCTCGGTCATCTGCCGATCGTTGAGCAGCTTGTCGTCGTGGTGCTCGCTGTCCTCCAGGGCCTGCTTGGCCTTGTTGAATTTCTCCAGATCCAGCTTGAACCAGTACATCCGGTTGCCGAAGCCGAAGTGGAATTCGTGCCGCTCGCGCCATTCGTACATCAGCGTGGCCTTTTCGGCGGCGCTCTCGGCGATCAGCAGCGAGCCCTGGTAGCGGGCTTCCTTCAGGTCGGCTTCGACCTGCTCGGCGCGCTTGTCCTCGTCCAGGAACATCCAGCGCTGGTGCAAGTCGTTCCAGTCGGCCTTGCGGTCGCGCTGCGGGATCTGCGCGGCTTCGCAGGTAAAGCCGAGCTCGCGGGCCTGTTTCACCCAACGGCGGGTGTAGCGATGCGCACCCGGCTCGTTGTCCAGCGCCCAGACCAGCCGGGGCAGCTTCTTGCCGGCGTCAGCGCAGGCCTTGGCCAGCGCCTTGAGCGACTCGGCCGGAAAGGCATTGCTGCTCATGGCCGACACGGCGTCGATGTCGTGATGCAGCAGCGCGATGGCGTCGAAGATGCCCTCGACGATCCACAGCTCGCTGACCTCGAGCAGGTCCAGGCTCGGCGGGCACCACCAGTAGCCGCGCATGGCCTTGCCCGGCGCGAAGCGCGCCTTCTGCTTGCCGAAGCGGTGGGGCCGGTCGATCAGCCGTTCCCAATAGCTGCCACCTTCGAGCGGGAAGCGCACCGTAGCCGAGCCGATGCCGAGTTCGCGGCTCCAGTAGTTCTCCTGGGTGTACCAGCCTTCGATCAATTCCAGGTGAAAGCCGCGGGCGTGCTGCAGGTAGCTCTTGGCGGTCGCTGTGGGTTCCTTCTCGGTGGCCGGTGCGCGCTTGCTCCAGTCGTCGAACAGGTCGTCATACAGGTCCTTCACATGCCACTGGTCGCCGCACTTGCTCTCGCGGCCGCACTTGATGAACCAAGGTTCGTCGTAGCGGCTGAACAGCTCTTTCTTGTCGCAGGAGGGGCATTTGCCGCCGCGCATGTACTCGGCGCTGTCGCGCCGCTTGAGCCCGTAGTCGCGCTCCAGCCGGGCCAGCACCTCGGTGCGGATTTCGTGGGGCATGGATTTCATTGAGCTGGCCCCCAGACAATGCTGAGAATCTCCGCGCCCATCCGGTGGTGCTGATCAAGTGTGATCAGGTCTGCATCCAGCAGCGCGGCCAGGTAGCCGCAGAGCCAGTCCACCATCTCCTTCTGACGGTCGTAGCGGCTTTCGTTAAGCAGCTCGTCGAGGCGGTCACGGAAGTTGCAGCGTTTCCACTCAGCCGCCAGCGCCTCACAGGCAGGGATCGAGCGGCTCATGCCGGCACCCCCTGCACGCGCAATTGCTTCACCAGCTCGCGCATGGTGCGGTTCAGCCCGGCGATGTGCGGGTGGTCCTCGAGGATGCGCTTGCCGCGCAGGCCCTGGGGCGTGTAGCGGTATTTGTCGTCGTACCAGCAGGCCGCCATCAGCTGCTCGTACTGGCTGGTGAGCCAGCGCAGATAGGCCTCTGCCTGCAAGGCATTCAGCTGGATTTCAATGGAAAGGTTCGTGCTCATAGGGCCACCGTTCGGGCGCAACTTTCCCCTACCCGCGCAAGGGCGGGCATGGAAATGGGTCAATTCAAGGGGTGATCAGTTAACGGCTGCTGCAGCCAGGGGCGCCGCGGGCGGCTGGAGCCGCGCCGGCAGGTGGCGACAAGGGATTAATACCGTTTCGCCCGTCAGAAAATGCACCAGGCCCACGGTGGTGGAATCCCCCGTGCCGTAGTCGATGCCGATCACCGGGTGCTTCAGGCACTCCAGCTCGCTCATGGCCAGGTGCACCAGGCGGTCGGCCATGAAGGCCGGCACATCCATGGCATTGACCAGGTACTGCACGCCGCGCTCGAACAGCTTGCCGTCGTCGGTGAGGTGCTCGCCCTGGTGGCGTTGCAGGAAGTGAAGTGCCGCCCGCTGCATGCTGCTGCGGTACTCCTGGGCGTCGCCGATCTGAGTGATGGTGTTCATGCGTTGGCTACCTCCGGTTCCATGTGGTCAAGCAGGTCGAGTTGGTCGGTTTTCGGGCGGCTGTCGCGCAGCGCCTGCATGCGTTGCACCGAGGGCGCAACAGGCAGCACCACGCGGGGCTGGTCCAGGCCGGAGGGGCTCAGGGCGTAATCCCAGCTCAGCGAGCCGCTGTAGGTCGCCCCGCAGGCGATGTTCAGGCACTGGGCGTACATCGTTTTGTACGTCGGCGTCTGCGCCTCGCTGTTGCGGATGCGCATGCGGCTCCCGCAGGCTGGGCAAAGGCACTTGTAACCACCGTTATGGGCAACGCTCACATCTTCCTCCCCCGCCGCCAGTCGCGGCTCCGGCCTGGGCCGGTGAATTCTGGCGCCCTGGGCGCCGACTGCTGTTCAGCCCTGCTGGGCCGTTTTCACCTGGTGCAGCACGATCACCGCGTTGATTTCCACGTGCCGTGCGGCCATGTGGCGGCGGTGTGCGGCCAGCAGCAGCTTGCGCTCGGCCTCGTCGATCTCGCCGTCGGCCAGCGCCTCGGCCAGCAGCTGGTCCACGGTGCCGCGCAATACGGCGGTGCGAATCGAGCGCTCGTAGAGCTCCACGTTATCCAGGTCGACCGGGTTGGCATCCGGTACGAACACGCCGCCGTACATTGCAGCGACATATTCTGGAAAGTGGCTGGTGCCGGCCTGCTGCTCGAGCAGGTGCACCTGCTCGTCGCTCAGCGGGCGGCTGCCGGCGCTCTCGTAGAGGTGGTTGTCGAACTTCTTCAGGTCCAGCCCCAGGCGCGCGGCGGCGCACTCGCGGCCGCCCGGGTAGGCGCACACCACGGCACTCATCATCTGGCGGCGGGTTTCTAGGATCGGGCGCTTCATGTTCTGGTTTCTCGCTGAGGCCGGTGCCATTACTGTGGAATCACAGCGCCGATATCGGTGGCGCGGCGCCCGTACTGATCTGGCGTACCGGCGACCACGCCTTCCTTGATGCCCAGCAGTACGGCGGCGCGGTGAGACTCGCCGCGCTGACCTTTCTTCACGCCGGAGAGCACCTGGTAGCAGGTGAACGGATCAAGGCTGTGCTCGCGGGCGAATTCCTGGACGGTCTTGCCCTGCTGGGCGAGCCATTCCTTCGCTTGTTTGGGGGTGCGTGTGGCTGGCATGATTCAAAACCATTCAAATGCGTTCAATGTGGCGACAGATTACCACTCAAATGAGTGGTGTCAACGGGAATTTCTATTCAAATGAGTGATCTAGGCGAAAGGTTGCGCGAAGAAAGGAAGCGGCTCGGCCTCTCACAGGCCGATTTCGGCGCGCTCGGTGGTGTGCGCGCGAATGCCCAGGGCAAGTACGAAGCCAACGAACGCAACCCCGATTCGGCCTACCTGGAAGGGCTGGTAGCAGCTGGTGTTGATGTGCTGTACGTGCTCACTGGCAAGCGCACGCCAATCACTGCTGATGGCCTCGGTGAAGACGAAGCCGAGGTTTTGAATCATTACCGCTCGCTGCCCGATAGCGACCGTGCTGCGGTACGGCGGATGACCTCCGCACTGGCCGAGTCATCCGGGAGATACAAAACCAATAACTAACACAGCTGAGGCCTCGCCTCGGCCTGGAGCGGCTTGCTCCATTATTCAAGGGCGGCTATTTGCCGATTGGGGGATACATGCAAAAGGGATTTAAAACACTGCTGCTTGTCGCTGCGATCATCGGCCTGCAGGGCTGCGGTGATGAGGCCTCAGCTCCAGCTGCAAAAGAAGCTACACCACCGAAAACGGCCGCAGCTGATACCCAGCTCAAGCCCCAGCAGTTCGCCACTGTTACGGATCTCATAGAAGACTTCGCAGATTTCGACGAAGGAAACGGCACCTTCCAATTGATTTCCGCCGATCCCTTGCACATCCAAATGGCGGCGGAAGTTGTAGCGAACGACCTACCTGAAGTTATTCAAAGCGAAGTGCAGCGTGTTGCGCTCTACGGGGTGTTCCGCTCCCTGATCCACACAGCCGCGCCAGCGGTCAAAGTGGATGCAGTGGCGAAGGAAGTCACGTTCAACCCCCGCACCTCTCGTGACCTTGCTGAGCCGAAAGTTCATATCGAGGTAACACGAGAGCAAGCACTGCGCGCGGTCCAGCAGCACCTCGCTATCGACTCGCTGTCCGAACTGGTCACACCCGACAACTCTTTGGGCATCCAGCTCGACACATGGTCCGAAGGGTTCAAACCTTACTACTACCAACTGGAAAGCCAGCAGAAGCTGATCAAGTCGCTGCAGTCGCAATGATTCGCTGGGTACTCGCTCAAAGCTGAATGCATAAGGCAAGGAGAAGCCATTGAACGCCAACGCTATCGACCTCGAAGACCGCCCCCGTGACTTCGGCGACCGCCTGCTCGAAGAGCGCAAGCGCCTGCGCCTGGAGCTGCACGAACTAGCGCACCTGGCCGGCCATACCGACTACATGCAGAAGCGGTTCGAGAACGGCACCTCCACCATCCCCATCGACTACCTGCAGGCCCTGGCCGCGCGCACCGATGCGGATGTGCTGTACATCATCACCGGAGCTCGGAAACACTGAGCATTGTTGAGGGAACAACTGCGGAAATACCGCAAATAGTCTGAGGACTCCCTATGAATAGCTCTGACCTAGAAGTATTTGAAGTCGTTACGCTGGATAGCATACCGGAACTAGAAACTGCTTTTTTCCAATTGATTGGAAAGCAGTCATCTATCGTAAATCGCACGGCCACAGCCAACACACAGCTAAATAATGGCAAAATAAAAATTAAGTTCAAAGAACCCACATGGGTTTATGATTTCACTATCTGGCTAGCCGAAGAAAACTCGATAAAGAGTGAAAAACTTTCAAATCTCACTAGTGTCGAACTACATCTTTCAAGAGGGAAGATTACGCGGGCAAATTTAAAAAGCCATAAGAATTTCATAGATGTTTACCCTAGAGACTTCATCGATGAAATCGTAGTAACCTTTGCGGGCATTAATAAATCTATATTTTCATCGCCTGTTGAGTGCAAGCGAATCGCTATAAGAGGCCTTGCAGCGGAGGCTTTTTCATCTTTCGTGAAAAATGCTGAAAAATTCATTGAGCAGTCAAGCGCTTTTGACGAAGCAAAAATCAAAATAATCGAGGAATTGAAAAGCAAGGAAATATTATCGCAAGCTAAGAACGAGCAGCTCATTGAACTGACAGATGAAATCACTGCCAGTGTGCAACAGATCAATGCGTTATCGGAAAAACACCAATTAATGACTTCTAACATACAAGCCGCAGAAGCCAAATTAAAGGTAGTAACTGATGCTACATCCACAATGGAAGACCGCTTAAGCTCAGCCAAAGAGCAAAATGAAATTTTAATAAAATCTATTACGGCGGCTCAAGCTAAGCGCGATGAATTATTAAACGATACAAACATATTCATGGAAGAATTTTCTTCTTACGTTAAGCAAGGCAATGACAGCATAAATAGCTACAAATGGATTGGCTCCTTGTTCTTTTTGATAATTGCCGTCTGCCTCTGGCGCCTTATCACTTCCTCTCTTAATTTAGCGGCCGACCCCATAATATTGAAGGAGATAAGCGCAATTGATCTCCTACTCTCAAGACTTCCTTTTGCAATTGTAATCGGGATCGTTACTGCAGCCTCCATGAATGTTATATTTCAATTACTTAAGAAAGTGTTTGAGATTCAGCAGGAGCGCTTGAATTTAACTAAGCTATCCATACTCGCCAAAGACAACGCTTTTTACTCAGCGGAAGGTCTAAATATTCCAGGCGAAGCTGTTTACGCTCAGAGAGCCTCGCTAAAAATGGAGTTATTGAAAGAGTTTCTTTCTGGAAAATATCAGACGGTGCAACAAAAAGAAAACGAGTTAAGACTACGTTTTAGTGATTTTCTTACTAGGCGGAGAGTTGACCCGCAGATAGACGACACTGAAACAGCAGACGTCGATAATGTGGTCACCATGAATAAGCCTAGCTAAGTATTTGGTTAGGCATTCCGAGATTTCGCACCATCGGCCATCGATCATGCACCCAAGCAAACTCCTCCGGCGGCGTGCTGGTAACCACATACACGCGCCGCTGCTCTCCCTCTCCTAGCACCAGGCAGTCCAGGGCGTAGCCTTCGGGCATGTCGAACCAGTGCGATTGCTTCTTGCCCTTCTCGTCGGGCTGGCCTTTCTCCATGTAGCGCTGGACCAGGCCGAACGCGCGTAGCGGCTTGTACTTCTCCCAGCCGCCCCGCTCTACCGTCTCCAGCCGTGCCCAGCCACCCTGTGGGCCTTGGCCTGGCTCTTCTCGGCGCCGGCCCCATCGCACCCAGCCCAGCGACTCGCCGCCCTCGAGCATCACCGGGAAGGCAGCCATGGGGCTGGGGAAGTAGACCTTGTAGGCCTTCTCCGCGTCTCTCGCTTCAACGCCACCGCACATTCGGTCACCTCGTCGGTCCTGGGGCTGTTCTCCATTGACCATCTGCCAGGCCATTCGGTTTACTGTGCATGCATACAGTATTTGAGCCCTGCCATGCAGTACCGCTTCAAGCCCGCCGCCCACTATCTGCTGGTCCGTGTCAGTGACGGTTACGTACTGGGCCGGATCCTGCGTGGCGTCTACCGGGCAGCCGATGATCCGCCCTGCCACTTGTCACCCTATACCGGCATTGTCGAGCAGGCGGAGGGTTCGTTGCGCATCCGGCTGCGCGCGGGCGGGTATCTGGTGATTGAGGGGCCGGAACCCGCGGACGGCGAGCGCCTCCAACTGAGGCAGATCCCGCGCCCTGCCGGCGAGCGCCATCTGGATGACCCGGACGTGTACCGGGCCTGGCGCGACCTGGCGGTTTATATGGGCGAGCTGGCATTGCCGGGGCATGACCTGTTGCGACTCAGGGTGTCCGCCGCGCCCTACGACCCATGCCCGGCGTGCAACGACCACTATGGCTTCGCCGAGGGCTGCACCACCTGCAATGGGCTGGGCTTCGTGCCTGAGGTTGGGATCTGAGGATTTTCGGTTTTATTGATGCGCCCGCTGATGACACAGCCGGAACGTGCTGAAAATCGACTGTTCTCCGAGCGATTGGGAGGCGCCACGGGGCGCCGGGCGCTCGGTTGACGTGTAAGGAGTATGCATGTCGAAGAACAACAACAGGCAGCACCACGACGACGAGCGCTTCAGGCCGCGTGAGTTGAGCGAGCAGGAGGAAGAGGTGTTGAGCCTTTTCTCACAACTGGCCGAAGCCGATCGGCGGCACATCATCCGGCTGTTACAGGCCTTGCGGGACACCGCCCGCTGATATGAAGAACCCGGCCAGGCGCCGGGTTTTGCTTACATGCACATGGGCGCATCGTCGCGCCCTGCCCATTCCTCGTCGATGCGTTCCCAGGCCGAGCGGGCCGGCTCTGCCGGTGGCGGCGCGGACTCGCTCAGGCGTTCGCTTGTTGTATCCGCTTCCATTCCCGCTCCACGGCGCGCTGGGCGCTGCTCTTTTCGGCGAACAGGTGCGCCAGGCGCTTGGGGTGCGTCTGGTCGCCCTCGGTGAGTTGGCGTTGTTCGCCGGTCTTGGTGTCGCGGTACCAGGCGAGCACGCCGGTGTAGATGCCCTGCTCGGCCAGTTCGGCGACGTCTTCGGCGTCCGGCAGCTTGGATTCCAGCTCCAGGGCGGTGGTGTAGCTGTCCGGGGTGAAGCTGTGGCGCACGTTGGCGCCGAGCCAGACGATGGCGGCGATCTCCGCTTTCACGCCCACCAGGCTGTAGGTGAGTTCCGGGATCAGCTCCGGCCGGCCCTTGGCCAGGGTATAGCTGAGCGTGGCGGCGCCGCGCTGCAGGCGAGACCATTCGGCGCGGGCGGCGCGCAAGGCGCTGTTCTGGTCGGCGTAGGTGTGGCGCAGGTCCTTGAGGTTATCGCCGGCGCCGGCGATGGCTTCTTTCTTCTCCGCGCTGTTGACCTCGTAGTAATAGGCGCGCACGCCGCTGTAGCTGTCGCGGTCGGCCTGGAGGAAGCGGTGCTGGTCGCCGTCGACGCGGGTCAGGGTGATATGCGGCAGCGCCGCGCCGCTGGCGGTGGTGGATTTGCCGGCCGGCATGAACAGCAGGCGCTCGGCCTTGACGCTGGCGATGGCGTCGAACTGCTGGCCCAGGCGGGTGATGAGGTTGGCGTCGGATTCGTTGGCCTGGTCCAGCTGGGCCAGCTCGATCACGCTGAGCGCGGCGCTGATGACGGGGCTCAGGCCATGGGCGGCGGCAACGGTGTGGATGATGGCGCCGAGGGTCTGGCCGGTCCAGCTGCGTTCCTTCTTGGCCTTGAGGCCCTCGCGCAGGTCCGCGCTGCGGGCGCGGATGCTGAGCACGTCCGGCGCGCCGCTGTGCTCGGTTTCGTCCACGGTGTAGCTGCCCTTGCTGACCAGGCCGGTGTCGCTCCAGCCGAGCCAGAGGCTGACGGTGGCGCCGCGCGGCGGAATGGCCAGCAGGCCGTCGTGGTCGCTCAGGGTGATGGTGAGCTGGTCGGCCTCCATGCCGCGGTTGTCGGTGAGCTCGATGCTGATCAGCCGCTGCTCGATGCTGGCGGTGATGTCGTGCCCATTAACCATTACGCGGCAAATGGGGCTTGGGTAGGCGGTGGCCTCGCGGTAGGCGCCCGCCGCCTGCTGGGCGATGCCCTGGGCTTGTGTCGCGGCCTGGCCCAGCAGGCCCTTGCCCTGTTCAAGCAGCGTATCGATCACAGCAGCCCCCGAAGAATGCCGCCCACGCTGCCGATCGCGGAGCCGAGCATGTCCACGCGGCCATCGTCGATGCGGGTGAGCTTGAGGTTGAATTCGATGCGCCGGGCCTGGCCGTCGCGGAAGAACAGCGTGCGGGTTTCGCTCAGGCTTTCGATGATCCAGGTGCCGTAGATTTTGCCGGTGCCCTCCACCAGCGGCCACGCCTTGCCGGTGTCGGCCATAAAACGCAGCGTATCGAGGCTGATCTGCGCGCCGGCCAGCGCCGGTAGCAGCACGCCCGGCAGGGTGATGCTGTCATCACCCCGGCCCAGGTACTGCCGCGCGGGGTTTGTGCCGATGCGTGAGGTGCTGCCGTGGCGCCACTCGGTCTGGCGCTGGAATTCCTGGTAGGCGAGCGTTTCCAGACTGAAAACGAACATGCCGAGGGCCATCATCATGGGTGGTGCTCCTTTCAGTCCTGGTCGTACAGCGCGCTGCGGGCGCGGGTGAGTTTGCCGCGCTCATGGTCTTCGAGGGCGCGCTTGATCTGCTGCGCCACGTCCTGCCCCTGCCCGCCCTGCACGATGATGGTGATGGTGTCGCCCTGGATGGTGATGCCGGCTGGCTGCGATCGCGTGGCGGCAGCCAACGGCGGGCGGCTGTCGATCGAGGGCAGGTCAGCGGCGGCCATGCCGGGCGCAGCGGCGCCGATGCCCACGGCCACCGCGCCGGCGGCGGTCAGGCGCTTGGCGGTACCGGCCAGTTGCGATAGCGGCCCGCCTTCCCCGGCGGCAAGGCCCTGCTCGAGGCCGGCCATGGTGTCGCCACCGAGCCCGGCGAACACGCGGGACGGCGAATGGATGCCCAGCAGCCCCTTGAAGGTGCTGATCACGCTGTTCGCCGCGCCGCTGATGGCGGCGGTCAGGTTGGGGAACATGTTGGTGAAGCCGTTGATCAGCCCCTGGATGATGTTGCCGCCGAACTCGCTGAACTTGCTCGGCAGGTCCACGCCGAAGTAGCTCATCACGCCGGCGAATGCGCGGTAGAGCAAACCCAGCGGGCTGAAGTTGAGTAACAACGCGCCGATGCCGGCCAGGCCGCCGGCGACGCCCTCTTTGATCTCCGCCCAAAGCCCGAGGAAGAAAGGCCCCACGCGGCTCCAGTTGGCATAGATCAGCGCAGCGCCCAGGGCGAGCGTGCCAATCAGCACGCCGACCGGGTTGGCCATTGCCGCGGCGCCGACCAGCCGTAGCCCGGTGGCCACCAGCGGCAGCGCCGTCTTGCCCAGGTTGAACAGCGTACTGGCCAGCCCGCCGCCCTGAATGCCGAACAGCATCATGCCGTAGCGCACCATCGCGAACGGGCCGAGGATGCTGGCCATGGCCAGGGTGAGCCCGCCCATGCCTGCCATCAGCACGCCGACGCCTGCGGCGGTCTTGACCAGGTTGGCGGCCAGCTTGGGGTTCTCTGCAATCCAGCCTTTCACCCCGCCGATGATCCCGGTGAGCGTCTGGGTGACTTCCCGCATCGGCCCGTTCTGCTGCTCCTGGAGCTGGATACCGAGGTCCTCCCAGGCGCTGCCCATGGCCGAGAGATCGCCGCGCAGGTTGTCGGCCATGACCTTCGAAACGCGGCTGGCGCTGCCTTCCGCGCTCTGAAGCTGTGCGATAAAGGCCTGTAGCTCCCCGCTCCCCGCCTGGTCAACCAGGTGGGACATGCCCTTGACCGCTTCCTCGCCGGCAATCGCCTTCAGGAAGCCGCCGCGCTCCGCGGTTCCGAGGTTCTTGGTCTTCTCGTAGATCTCTTTGAGGATGTCGGGCATTGGCCGCAGGTTGCCCGCCGCATCGGCCGTCTTCACACCGAGCTCGTCCAGTGCTTTGGACGCTGCTTTGGGCGGTGCGGCGAGCCTGTTCATGATGGACGAAAGAGCGGTACCGCCCATGCTGCCCTGGATGCCCGCATCGCCCAGCTTTCCGGCCATAGCGGAGACGGTTTCGAGGTCTACGGCGTAGGTCTTGGCGATCGGCGCGGCGTACTTCATCGTTTCGCCGAGCATTTGCAGGTTGGTATTCGAGTTGCTGAACGTGGCAGTCAGCACATCGCCCATGCGGCCCATTTCAGACGCCTGCATGCCCAAACCGCTGAGGATGTTCGACGCAATATCCGCTGTAGCCGCAAGGTCGGTGTCGCCCGCCTTGGCCAGGTCGAGCATGCCCGGCATCGCCGCGATGATGGCTTGCTGTTTGAAGCCTGCCATGGCCAGGAAGCCCTGCGCGTCGGCGGCCTGCCCGGCGGTGAACTGGGTGCTGGCGCCCAGATCTCTTGCCTGCTGCCTCAACGCGTCAAGCTCCTCACTACCAGCATCGAGCTTCGTCAGCGCCTGCACCTTGCTCATGCTGGCATCGAACTCCAGCCCGGGCGCCATCATCCGCGCGCCGGCGTAGAGAATTCCGCTGCCGGTGGCCAGCCCGCCGGCGCCGGTGGCGGCCATGCTGCCGGCAAGCGCCGAGGTGCGTTCGTAGTCGGCCTTGGCCTGGCCGAGGCGCTTCTGCTGGGCGGTGAGTTTCTTCAGCCGCCCTTCCTGCTCGGCTATCGCCTGGTTGGTCTGGTTGACCTTGGTGCGCAGGTCGCGCTCATGCTGGCCGAGGTTGCGGGTACTGATGCCCGCCTCGCCCAGTTTGCTGCGCAGGCCCTGGAGTTCGCGCTGCTGTTCGTTGTGCTTCTGCTTGAGGGCGTGGCCCTGGCGGACCGCGCTCTGGAAATCACGGGTGAGTGCCTTGGTGGGCGTGCTGGTGCTGGCCAGCTCGCGAGACAGCGCCTTGACGCGCTCGCGGTTGGCCTGCAGGGCGGCGCCGGTTTGCTCCGACGCGCCCTTGAGGTTGCGGAACGAGCTGACGTCTTTCTGCTGGGCCTGCAGGTGCTTGAGGTCGCTGCGGGCGTCGCGCAGCGATCGGCCCAGGCCCTGGGCACCGACGAACACCGAGCGCATGGGCTTGGTGGCGTTGTCCAGGGCCTGGAGGTTGACCTTAAGGTTTAGATCCCGCGCCATGCGTGCGTTCCCATCGTTCGCGGGCGCGCTCGCGCCAGTCCATCAGTTCATGCAAGGGCATGGCGTTCATCTGCTCCGGGCCCCAGTGGAAGACCAGGGCGATGTCCGCCATGACGTCATCTACGCTGCGGGGGATTCCGCACCCTTCTTCTGCAAAAAACCCGCTACGGCATCCGCGCAGGCCAGCAGGTCGGCGGGGTCCAGGGCGGCGGCTTCCTGCTCGGTCAGGGTGGGCTGGCTGATGCGCGGTACCAGGCGGATGGTGGCGTTAACGTCGCCGTTGATCAGGTCGCCGAGCTTGAGGCCCCGCAGCTCGCCGGCGGCCGGCTTGCGCAGGGTGATCTCGGTGATGGGCTTGTTCTCGCCGCGCTTGATCGGTTGCTCCAGGACGATGGGGTCGCTGTAGGTGGGTTTGGTCATGGGGTTGCTCCTTGGGTTGCGAAAGGAGCGCCGGCGCGCTGGCCGGCGCCGGGGTTACAGGCCGATGGCTGCGCGGTGCTCGGCGAGGCGGTCTTCGCCGTTGACGACGAAGATGAAGTTGAGCAGGTCGATTTCGATCTCGACGTTGCCGTCGATGCTGAGCTTGTAGTAGCTGCAGGTGGTGGTGATGGAATGCTCGGTGTCTTCGCCGGATTCTGCGTCGCCGAAGTCGATTTCTTCGTGGCGACCGCGGGCGACCACTTCCACGGCGGAGGTCTCGCCGGTGTCGTCGCGCTGTACGGAGCCGGCCCAGCGCAGCATCACGCCATCGGCCCGCACGGCGCCGAACTGGCGCAGGACGGTCAGGTCCCAGCCGCCGAGGGTCCACTCGATCTGGATGCCGTCGTCGCTGTGGCCCAGGTCGACCTTGACGGGGCCGTCCATGCCGGCGCCCCGGAAGCTTTCCAGCTTGCGGGCCAGGGTCGGCAGGGTGACGGATTTGCATTGCCCAACGTAGCTGGTGCCATCGTTGAACAGGTTCATGTGTTTCAGCTTCTTGGGCAGTGCCATGGCTGGGCGCTCCTACGGCGCGGCCGGGGCCGCGCGGGTTGAATGGGGTCAGGCTTTGATGCCGGCGGCAAAGTCGACCAGGTAGCGATCGGTGATGCGCTGGCGGAGCATCAGGTCCTCGAGGGGCGGCACGGGGGTGTAGTCGTAGTCCAGGAAGAGCTTGCCGGCCTTGAGGGTGTCCTTGTCGTTGGCGGCTGGGTCGAACCAGCACTCGCCGCCGATCAGGTAGCCGCCGCGGATCAGCTCGCGGAACTTGGCATTGATGCCCTCGACGATGTCGCGGATCAGGCTCGCGTGCATGGGCTTGTCCACCGCCCAGAAGTGGGCGTCGGCCATGGTGTCGGCCAGCACGTGGGCGGTGCGGGTGTAGTTCTCGAATGCGAACAGTGGGTCCGCCGAGCAGGTGCGCGAGCCCCAGAAGCGGAAGCCTTCGCGGCGAATCAGGGTGGTGACCTCGTTGGCGTTGAGCAGGCCGGCGTCGGTGGCGGGGTTCTGCAGGTCCCAGTAGATGTCGCGGGACAGGCCAGACACGCCGTTGACCGGCACGTTGGACAGCGTCTTGTGCCAGCCCACCTGCTGATCGAGCTTGGCGCGCAGGCCCAGGGCGCGGGCGACGGCGCTGGCCGGGGCGTCGGCGTTGGCGGTGGTGTCCCAGTTGACGAAGTCCGGCCAGATGAGCATCAGCTCACGGGCGCCGAAACCGTCGCGGTAGGCGATGGCGTCGCTCACCGTTTCGCAGTTGTGCGCGTTGGCGTAGGCGAAGGCGCGCAGCTTTTCAGCCGTGGCCACCAGCTCGGTGGTGACGGCCAGGTTATCCAGCCCCGGCACACCGAGGATGCGCGGCTTGACGCCCAGCTGCGCCTCGGCGGCCAGCAGCGCCTTCATCCCGGTGTACTGCCCGCCGGCGGTGACGCCGCCGATGATGTTGGAGGTGGTTTCCGCCTCGTTCTCGCCCTCTTCCACCCGCACCACAACGGTGACGGGCGATGCCTGGTCGGCGATGGCATCCAGGCTGCGCGCGAGCGTTCCGCCCTCGCCTGCCTTGCCGGAGGCGGTCAGCACGTCGGTGAGCAGCACGGGTTTGTTCAGCGGAAACGCCAGGGGATCGGCATCGCTGGCGGTGCAGACCATGCCGACGATGGCGGTGGAAACGGTGCGAATGGGTCGCGTGCCCTCGTTGATTTCGAGGACGCGGACGCCGTGATGGTATTCGGTCGACATGCGGGGCGGCTCCTGCGGCGTTGCCGGATCAGTGAGCCTCAAGGGTGACGCGCGCGCGCAAGGGGCGCACGCGGTGGGGTGTGTAGCGGGGGCTGTTACAGCGCGGAGTTACAATCGCTCGAAACCAAAAGGGGAGTAGCAAATGCTGAAGAGATGTCTGATCACGATAACTACTGCAACTGTGATCGCTGCGATATTCATTGGGCTGGGAGGCGCCAATGAAAATCCTATGCTTGGCTTCGGCCTGTTTCTCACACTTGCCGCCGGGGTGGTGACAATAGGGCTAGCGATCAGCAGCAAGGTCGCGGCGATGCGCATGAAGTTCGAGGCCACTGAAGAGCCGGAACAAAAACAATCGCACTGGTTCACTCATACCCATCGACTGATGGGCGTGGACCTCCAAAAATCAGAAACATTCAGGTTACTCCAGGACCTGTCCGCTTCAGTCGATGAGCTAGAGCGAAAAGTCTCCAGCTTGGAGTTCGACCGGCGGGTACTCAAAACCCACCTGCGGATATGTTTTGACAACATCCGCTACCACGAAGAAGTAACACTGCCGCAGGCCTTGGCGGCCTCTTGGGGCGGAACGGTCCTGAGTACGGTTGTTGGATTGACCGGCGCGGTCATCGCAGCATTTCCACAAGCAGCATTCCGATATGCCCATTCCGCCAACGCTTGGCTCCTTTCCTACTTTTGAGGCATGTCGTCAGCCCTGGGCGTTGCCCACGCCCGTCACTGCCGCCTCGATCGCCGCAACGGTCTGCTCGACCACCTGCTGCGCCTGCTCGACCTGGTCGGCGGCCATCAGTAGGCGGACCTGCTCTTTCGCCGCCAGGCGGGTTTCGCGCAGGGCGATCAGTGCGGCGGTATACTGGGCGGCTTCGTGCAGGATGTCGTCTGCCGCCTCCCGAGCGGTGCGGTCGTTGATGGCCCAGGCGGCGACCATCGGCGGCACGTCGCCCTGGTAGCCGGCTGCGGCAAAGGCCTCGGCCTCGATGCGGGCGCGGTCGTACTCAACCGCTCGCAACGGATCGCCAGCGACCTCAGCGCGGGCAGCATCCGCAGCTATGTCTATTTGGCTGAGCAAGTCGCTGAGCTGCGGCTGCGGAATAACAAGTACAGGTATGCCGCTTTCGTTTGTGGCAATCGATAGACCAAGGCTTTGCCCGTCCAATAGCTCTTGATAGCGCTCGTATGTGAGCTCAATGGCGTCATCAGGCATCAAACCATGCAGGCGGCTGTCATAGAAACCGCTCGTTGTAGCACTAAAAAAAATCATGGTGCCCCCCTCAGTATCCTGTTGCTTCCCAGCGCAGCGGAATCGATGGCGCATCGCTGTGAATGGTGAATTGTGTCTGGGTCGGGGCCGACCCTAGCTTGGGGCTATCGTTGTGTTGGGAGGCATACTGCTCTGTCACCGTCACATTGGTGCAAGCGTTTGGGAACGCAATAGGAAAAGAGTGTGTGCTGACGACAGATGGCCGAGAAGCCAAATAACCCCACTGCTTGATGAGCCCGGTATCGGCGCATTTCCACCATCCGCTAGTACCCTTGCTTGCGGTGTTTTCTGGAACGGGGATAGTGATATTGGCAGTGCCGTTGAAAGCAACTCCGTTGATAGTGCGTGCGGTAGCCAGCCTCGTTGCAGTGGCCGCATTGCCGGACGTGTTCTGGTTTCCAGCTGTGTTGACGCCAGGCAGGTTGATATTCACCGACCCATCGAACGCCACCCCACCAATAGTTCGCGCCGTAGCCAAACGCGTTGCCGTAGCCGCATTGCCCGTGATGTCGGAGTCGGTAAACGCCAGATCCTTTGCCCACACGATTTTCGCGCCCGAGCCAGCCCCTACTCGAATTCTGGGTGTGTTGTAAGTTGGCGAAAAGAAGGCATGTGTGTCGTCGGTTGACCAAACAAGGCACGGACCATACTGAGGAAAATTCGGTATGCCTCCAACGCTGGTTCGGAGCACCTTGACCATATTCATCGACTCGCCGAAAACGCTCGCACGGAACGTGTTCGTCGGGTCTGTACCTGGTGATACGCGAGGCACGGTCGTGTTGATCGTGACGTTGCCACTGCCATCAAAGGTCGTCGACCCTTCTGCCGCTCCGGCTATGGCGATATTTCGAGGTGTCGCCAGCTTGGTAGCAGTCGCTGCATTTCCAGTCGTGGGCTGGTTTCCGGCCGTGTTGACACCAGGCAAATTGATATTGGCCGTACCGTCGAATGCTACGCCACCGATGGTTCGAGCGGTCTGAAGCTTGGTCGCCGTGGCGGCATTTCCGGTGGTGCTCTGGCTACCTGTCGTATTCACACCCGGCAGATTGATGTTGGCCGTACCGTCGAACGCAACGCCACCGATGGCCCGAGCGGTCTGCAACTTCGTCGCCGTAGCAGCATTACCCGAGGTGCTCTGATTGCCTGCTGCGTTGACACCGGGCAAGTTGATACTGGCCGAACCGTCGAACGGAACGCCGCCTATCGTGCGGGCAGTCTGCAGCTTGGTCGCCGACACAGCGTTGGCGTCGGCGTTGAGCTTAGACGTCGCCAATCCGGTGACCTGGGCCTGGAGCTTCCCGATTGCCGTCAACAGGCTGTCAGTAGCAGCAACGGCAGTTGCCGAAGCTGTGCTGAGGCCGGTGAGCACGGCGGCGCGCACATCCGTGGCGAAATCCCGCCAGGTTTTGTTGCCGCGCCAATATTGCGCTGTGGTACCGCCGGCGATGGCGGGCTCTTTTTCATCCTGCAGTTTCTTGCCCATGGCGGCTGTGAGCGCACTGCTGGAGTCTGTGCTGTTGAGCGTGTTGATCAGTTTGGTGACACCGGCCACGTCGGCGGTGGCCGGGGGGTTGATAAAGGTGATGTCGCCGAACTCGATGATGCCGGCGTCGAGGCTCTCCAGGATGATGTCAGTGGCGAGCAGCAGCGTGGACGGACCCGCTTTCTGGATGATCCAGCCCGAGGCCGCCGGCTGCGAGTAGACGGCGATCAGCGTGCCCTTGTCGCTGAACAGGCCGAACTCGCCGACATTGTAGGCATCGGCGCTTTCGTCCTTGGCCATGACGTGGATGGTGTCGTCGGCTACCGCCTGGCCCGCGATCGAGCCCAGGCGCTTGACCTGAGCCTGCAGGGCCGTTTGGGTCTTGGCGGGGTTGTACTGCCCGGTACCGAAACCGATCTGAGTGATGGTGACCGGGCCGGTGCCGGTGTTCTGGGCGTTGATGATTTCAGCGCGGCCGGCGTTGGTGATAGTGATGAGTAGTGCCATTACGGGGCCTCGGTGCATTGCAGGCGGCGATAGATGACGGGGCGGGATGCGCCCTGAAGGCCGAGCCCACCGGTGGCAGCCAGGCCCAGCGTGAGGGTGTAGTGCGAGCGCACGGGCTTGGTGCGGTCGATTTCTTTCAGGATGTCTTGCTGGTAGGCGACGGTGTTGGGCGTGTCTGCCCCAAGGGTCAGCACCACTTCGAAGGTGTGCGGCTCGCCCATCGGCGACTTCTGCCACCACTCGCGCAAGGCCAGGGAGCTGCCGAAGCTGCGCACCACGTCGCGCACGCTTTTCGCGGTGCCTTTTCGGCGCTGGATTTCAACGGCAGCGCGGATGCGCTCACGCTTAACGGCTTCGGGCCAGTACGGCTGCCAGCTGTCGAGCGAGAGCGTCCAGGCCAGCCAGGGCAGCAGGCGCGCCGGGCAGGTGTCCGGATTCCAGAGGTCGCGTAGCGGCACGGCCATGGTGCCGAGGCGCAGGGTGGCCTGCTCCAGCTTGCGCTCAAGCGGCGATGCGTTGGGCGGCAGCAGGCTGGGCTGGTCACTCATCCAGGCCACCATCGGTGAGGTTGATGGCGGTGCAGTGGGAGGCGCTCTGGCGGTTGATAACCAGGTTGGCGGTGGGGCTGGCCAGATCCACACGCTGAACGCCTGGTTGGTGCAGCGCGGCATAGATGCCGGAGAGGGTGACATCCAGGCCCAGGCGATGCTGACCTGCCGTGTAGGCCGCCAGCGCCGCGCGGGCGTTGGCCATGATCACTTCACGGTCCGGGCCGGCGTAGAAGTATAGCGTGGCGGTGACCTGGTACTGGACGATGGCGGCGGCCTGCACCTGAACGTAGTCGGTCAGCGGCCGGACGCTTTCGTCGCTCAGCTTGGCCAGCACGGTGGCGAGCAGTGCCGCGGGCGGGACGCCGGAGCCGGTGCGTGACAGCACGGTGATCAGCACTTGCCCGGGCGATGGGCTGGTGGCGCTTGCGTCGAGCACCAGCCCGTCCGCACTGAGTGCGTGGTAGATGTAGGCACCCTCGGGCCCAGCGGTGGACAGCCCTTCCAGCGAGAGCTGGATGCGATAGCGGAAGTCGCTGTCGCTTTCATAGACCGCGGCGATCGGCGGGATGGCGGTCATATCGGCGGGGCTGATCTCCAGCCGCTCGACGCCGAACAGGGCGCCGAGGTTGTCCAGATCGGCGCCGGCGGAGTACGGCAGCATGACGGCGCGGGCCGCATCATTGATGCGGGCGCGCAGCTGCAGCTCGCGGTAGGCGCAAACCTCCAGCAGCTTCATGAAGGGTTCCGACTCGACCTGGGCGTCCACCTCGGGGGCGCGTTCGAGCAGATCGGCCAGCATGGCGGCGAGGATCTGTTCGAAGTCGAGCGGTTCGATGACATCGGGCGGCGCGACCAGGGCCAGGTTGATAGCGGTGAACTGGCTCATGCGATGGCTCCGAGGCTAAGCGGCACGCGCAGGCTGAGCGGCTCGTTGACGTCCGCGCGGGTGCCTTCGATGTCGAGCACCACCTGCCCTGGCTGCTCGCCCAGGAACAGTTGCACGCGGCTCAAGCGGATACGCGGTTCCCAGCGCAGCAGGGCCATGGCGGTGGCGGCGTAGGCCTGCAGGCGGGTGGCGTCGTTGAAAGGCGCGTCGATCAGGTCGGGCAGCAGGCTGCCGTATTCGCGGCGCATCACGCGGCTGCCGAGGGGCGTAGTGAGGATGTCAGCGATGGACTGGGCCAGATGGGCGTTGCCCTCGATGGCGCGGCCGGTGCCGGCTGACATGCCGATCATTGCGGCGCCCCTGTGTTGCTCGGGCCGGCCTGGACGCCGCCATGAACGTGGTTGACCAGGCTGATGCCGGCGGCGATCACGTCTTCGCTGACGGTCACCAGGCCGGTGATGTCCACGTCGCCCAGGATGCTGACGCCGCCAGGTGCGACCAGCTTGGCCTTGCCGCCGTCAGGTAGCGTGGCGGTGAGCGTGTGAGTGGCGTGGTCGTAATCGATCACAGCCCCGTCCGGGTACTTCCGTCGGCGCAGGTTTGCGCTGTTCGACGGCGCCGGACGTTGCCGTGAATACAGGCCGATCAGGGCGATGCCCTGGGCGGACTCGCCGCTGGGGCTGAGCAGGATGCATTGTTCGCCGACCGTGGGCGGGTCCCAGTCGCTGCTGGCTCCGGCGCGCAGGGCCAACCAGGGCAGGTTGGGCACGGTGAGGCCGCCGGTCTTGACCGTGCAGCGCGCAGCCTGATGGTCCACCGCGGCGATGGTGCCGAGGCGGATCAGGTTGTCGAGGCGGCGCAGAAGGTCGGTGATGTTCATGCCGCCATGCTGGCGGTCGCGCGCGCGTGGCGCACTCGCTGGGCTGTGTAGCGGGTGCCGTTACAGGGTCAGCGCACCAGGTGCTGCAGCAGCTGGTCACGAATCATTTCCAGCTCGCCATCGCTGAAGCCCAGCAGCTCGCGGCGCTGGTACTGGATATCGGGCGAGTTTCGGCCCGGTTTATCGCGCAGGCCGTACTGGTGCACACGGGCCAGGCGCGAGACGCGGCCGGCGAAACCGATGGCGATGGAGCTGGCATCGCTCTTCAAGCGCAGGTAACGAGCGGTGCGCAGCTTGGCGAACATCTTGCGCTGTTTGATGCGGCCAGCCTTGGCGCGCAGCGGCTGGCGGGGCTTGCGTGGGGCGTAAGGGGTGCCGTCCGGGTTGCGCTGTGCGGCGATGCGCTGCTGCTGGCTGCGGCGCAGGTCACGGGCGATGGATTGGGTGACCTGGCGCCGCTCTTTGGGCTGCAGCTGGTTGAGCAGCGCGCCGGCCCAGTCCTCGAGGGCAGACAGGTCGTCAGACATTGGTGCGCCGCGGGTGCGGGCTGGCGATGTCGCCGTTCACGCCTTCGATGCTGTCCCATTCGGCGATCAGCATGTCTTTGGCATAGAGCTGCCAGTGTCCTGCCGGATAGTGGGGTTCGAGCTGAGGCTCCGCTGGGTGGTCAACGTGCAGGGTCCCATCGGCCTGCTGTTTGACAATCACCCGCTCGGTCAGCGGCAGGGTGATGGAGAGGTCGACCTTGCTGTTGTCGAGAATGTCCGCTTCGAACTTGATCGCGTCCCTGCCCTTCTCCAAGTTCTCCATCAGTTCGCGCTGGTTGACCAGCACCCAGGCGAACAGTGGGATGGCGACAGCATCCGGATGGCCGGCGAAGTCGGTGAGGATCAGGTTGAGGGTGTAGCTGTATTCGAACGACAGGCCCGGGGCGGCGGTGCTACGCATGCTGCCGTTGTCGACGAACACCAGCAGGCGATCGGGGTTGCGCCTGAGCTCGGGGATTGCGGCCAGCAGGTGGTCGCGCAGTGATTCGGGCTTGTTCATGGCTGCTCGGCTCGGGCGTTGTGCTCCACCACCAGGTCGACCTTGGCGGCGCATTCGGCCCAGGCGCCCATGAGGTAGTCCCCGTCGTCGCTGAGCTCGCCGTTATCGATCGGCGCCGCTGGGTTGAGCGTGCAGCGCGTCACGACCGGACAGCCACTGACGGTAACCTGCGGCTCCGGTGATGGCGGGACGCTGGTGCAGGCGGCGAGCAGCAGCAGGCAGAGGCTGAGCAGCCCAAGTCGCATGGGTGGGGTCTTCACGGCGGCGTTCCTTCTTCTTGAGCTGGTCGGTGGCGTGGGCTTGATGCAGATCGCTGGTGGTCTGCTGCAATGAAAGCTGGTCGGCGCGCTGTGCGGCTACCTCGCCACCCAGGCGGATGATGGTGGCGGCCTGCCGCTCGTTGCGTTGTTCGAGCTTTTGCTGGCGATCAGCGGCGAGATCCGCGCGGGCGGTTTCCGCATCAATGCGTTGGGCCTGGAAATTTAGGGCCACTGCCATGGCGACGAACACGGCCCCCGCAACGAGCCAAGCTTTGCTGCTTGTCATGCGGCCTGCTCCTGGGCGTGCTCGCCAGCGAACTGGGCATAGGCCCGGGCCAGCTTCACGTCATAGAGGTTCTTTGCGTAGTTCTTGCCGTTGTAGCCCTTGGCGAACGCCTTCCAGTTCCGAGCCTTCAGCGCTTTGTGCAGCGCAGGGTCGGTCTCGATAAAGCAGACGAAGGCGTCGAGTTGGGCGGCCTCGCTGAGCGCCATGGTGTCGGCGAAGTGCTGGGCGTCCATGTAGCCGAGACGCTCCCAGTGGTAGCCCATGATCTGGAACAGGCCCCAGCTGGCGGATTCCAGCGCGGCGGATTCGTGGATCAGTTGTTGGGCCTGGGCCAGGCGCTGGTGTTCGGCAGGACCACCGACGTAGCCGCCGGATTTTCGGTTGACCAGGGCCGGGAACTGCTGGGCAAGGTTATCGGCAGTGCGTTCGGTGATGCCGTGGGCCTGCAAGCGCTCATGCATCACATGGCGCTCGAACAGGATCACCGGGCGGCCATTGGCGGCGAAGCCCTCCCCTCTGCTTTCCACCTGGTTGACGGCCATGACGCTGGCCAGCGGCACGCCAAGGCGGTCGGCGGCCTGCTGCAGGTCCTGCCGCTTGAGGTAGCGCGAGGTGTCGTAGCCCTTGAGCGCGGCCTGGGTTTTCGGGCCGGCGACGCCATCGTCCACCAGGCCGACGCGGCGTTGGTAGGCGCGCACGACGGCCTCGGTGTCGTCGCCGAAGTCGCCGTCCACCTCGATCTTGAAGCCGACCAGCTTCAGGGCGGCCTGCAGGTTACGCACGGCCAGGCCGCGCGAGCCGTTGCTGAGGAGCTGGGTCATAGCTGGTCCGCCTTTTTCTTCAATACGCGCTTGGCCGCTTCACGGCTGACCTCGACGCCGAACAAGCCCACCATGCAGGCGAGAAAGACGCCGGCCTCCTGGGGGGCGCCGATCAGCGAGGGGCCGTAGGAGACGCCGACGCCGAGCATGCCGCACAGGGGTGCCTCGAGCAGGAGCTGACGCACCCGGCCGCCGCTGTAGATGATTCGCCAAATGGCAATGAGCATCGCCAGGCCACCGGCATAGAGGGCTGGGAAGTTGTGTTCCAGCCAGGTGGCGAAGAACGCCCATGTTTCCGGTCTGTCAGGCATGCGCTTCATCCTGTTGCCCTGCGGTTGTGATGAGGTGAACGCGCTGCACGACTTCACCCAGCAGCGCGGGGCTGTAGCGCTGCGCCAGGGGGAAGCCCAGGGCGGCGGCACAGAACTCGCTGCAGAACATGCGGCGGCGGTTGTCGATGGTCAGGGGCAGCAGCTGGCTGCCGAACAAGCCGAGCCAGTCGTAGCCTTTGCCCTGGTGCTGCTCGAACAGATGCAGGATCTGGCGAGGGTCAGCCCAGGGCACCGGGATCAGGTCCCAGTGTTCGAGATCGAGCTCGATGCGCTTGGCGCGCACGCCGCCGTCCATGGCCGAGGCGGAGAGCCAGCGGCCATCAGGCATGACCAGCTCGCAGTGGCTGTAGACCGAGCGCGTCCAGAGCCGAATCAGGCGGTTGAAGAGCGTGCCGCGACCCTTGTAGAGCGCGAGGTAGATCAGTCCCATAGGTTCACCATTTGGCGTTGTTCGGCGCGCACGGGCTGTTCGGGCAGCTGCACCAGGGTGCCGTGCGGGATGACCGGGCCGAGGTCGGCCAAGCCGGGGTTGGCGTCGAGCACTTGCTCGACCACGCCAGCCGTGCGCCCGTAGTGCCGCCAGCAGAGGGCGTCGAGGGTGTCGCCCTGCTGGGCTCGCAGGCTGGCCATCAGATCAGCTCCACGGTGGTGTGCACCCGACCGAGGATGCTGCGGATCGCCCAGCGGGCGTCTCGGCGGTATTCGTCGGCGGTTGGCGTGAGTGCGTCGGCACGCTCGGCTCCGTCGCCGGTGGCGCTGTAGTCGCGGTAACGCTCGGCCAGCTCGGCGCCGGCGCTGCAGTAGATGGCGCGGCGGTAGAGGTGCAGCAGCTCGGACTCGCCCTGGATCTGGTCGGCGGGCACGTCGGCCAGGCGTTCGTGACCGGCCGCCAGTTGGGCGAACTTGAAGCGCTTGAGCTCTCGGTTGACTTCGATCACGGCGTTGACCGCCGCGGTTTCAAGGCGCTGATCGGTGATGCTGCCGTCGAGGCGCAGCGAGTCGCGCATGTGCTGGCCGTCCAGGCCGGGAAACCAGCCATCGTTGGTGATGGGGTGCGGCTTGTGGCTGCCACCGGCTGCGATGAATGCGCTCATGGTTGCGGCTCGAATAGGTCGGCGGTGGTCGGGGCTTCACGACAAGGCCAAGGAGAAAGCCTGTCGATCAGCCCCGAGCCGCCGAGTGCGTGGGGGACGCTCAGTTAGCGGGTGGCTCGCCGGTACCGGTGTCGGTGCCTTGCTCGCCTGGGTCGGTTTGATCGCCTTCGCCCTGGTCGGGGTTGGCGGTCTCGTCGACCGGTGGCTCGCCGGTACCGGTCTCGGCTGGCTTGCTTTCCGCGTGTTTCTTCAGGAGGCGATCGACGCGCTCCAGATCCTTCTTGCCGCCGCAACTGCCGTGCAGGTCGATGGCTTTGATCAGATGCGCCTTGGCTTGCTCCAGCAGTTCGCCGTCCGGCTGTTGCTCGTCCACTTTGCTCAGCAGGGCCTTGCCGATAGCCAGCAGCAGCTTGGCGCGGACCTGGTCGGGCATGTCCTGCTCGGCGGTGATGTGCTGAGCCTGCTCGAGGACGAACAGCGGGAACTCGCCGCCGGCCTTCTGTGCCTTGAGCGCGGCGTTCGCCACTTCCTCCGCCAGCAGGCAGCCGGTGGTGCGCTCGAAGCGGTCGGGCATTTTCAGGCTGTGCTTGAGCACGTAGGCACCGATGGTCAGCGCGTCGGCAAACTCGCCGGCATCGATGCACCAGACCATGAGGGTGGTGAGCACATCGTCCTGGGCGCCGTTGCCGGCGGAAAGCACGCCCTCGATGTACGGTGCGTAAGCCGGAATCAGCAGGCGCTTGAGCTCGGCCTTGCCCTGCTCCGACTGCACCTGCTTTAGGCGCAGGCGGTCCTGGTTGAGTTGCAGCAGTTGCTGTTCGTAGGCGGTGGCGCCGGCCATGGAGCGCTCCGGCGCCACTTCTGCGGCTTGCAAAGCTGCGCGTTTGCGCAGCTGGTTGCGTTGGGCTGGGCTGAGCATGGCTTACACCGCCTCGATGTTTTCGACCAGGGCGACCAGACCGAAGTCCTCGATCACGTAGGCGTCGTTGCTCGATTGGTAGTCAGCGACGCGGTCGTATTCCGGCTCGTCCTTCACGTGACGGCGGCGTGCGCCTTCCTGGAAGTAGATGGACAGGTTGGAGAGCGTGGTAACCAGCACGGTACCGGCCGGGAAGAACGGCGCATCGACGATCGGCAGGCCTCCCAGGCGGGCCTTGGTGACGATCTGGTCAGCGGCATTCTCTTCGACGTTGGATGCGGCACCCTTTTCCACTGCGGCGAGCAGCTTGTCGTGCAGCAGGTCGCGGGAAACCATGACCACCAGGTTGGGGTGGCTGCGGTGCCAGGGCTCCAGCATCTGCACGGCGTCGAACACCACGCCATCCAGGGTTTTGTAGTCGCCGCCGGCGCCGATGGTGACCTTGCCGGAGGCATCGACCACTTCGTCCAGGACGCGATCAGGCGCGCCGGTGCGGATCTTCTCCAGCCAGCCGATGTTGACGTCCTGCAGCAGCGGGTTGGCCGCGATGTCGGAGGTGGCTGCGGCGCTGGTGCCGTTGAAGCCGATCATGATGCGGTCCAGGGCCTGGCGTTCGGTGATGGCGGCGCCCAGCCGCGCTTGGAAGTCCTTGAACTTGGCCCAGGCGTCGATCAGCGCGTAGGGGAAGGAGCTGTCGAAGTTGGTCTGCTTGCAGGTGTAGGTGTCTTTGCTCAGCGCGCTGCGCTCGGCCGGGTTACGGCGCCCGCCGGTCTTGGTGTTGGTGCGGCTGGCGATGGGGCCATTGACGCCCAGCAGCAGCGCTTCGCCTTCCTGCTGTTCGACGCCGATGATGTTGATGCGCTTGAGCAGGCCGCTGGCTTCCTGGATCGCGGTTTCCAGCTTTTGCTGGATGGTGGGGGTGACGTTGAATTTCTCGGTGGCGTTGTCGACGCCGTTGAGCTTGGCCACCTGCTGCAGGTAGCCGTTGAACAGTTTGCGGGTTTCGTTACGCATGGGTTACTCCGATGATGGGCGGCTGCTGGCAGGTGCCTGGGGTTAAAACTCGGCGAGGACGATGCCGTCGCCGCCGGGTACTGGCGGACGTTTTTGCTGGCGGTGGTCCTCGGTGGTGCCGAGTTTTTCGGTCAGCTCGGTGACGGTGGCTTCCAGCTGGGTGACCTTCTCGCCCAGGACGGCAGCGTCGGCGCTGTATTTCTCAAGCTCGGCCCGCTGCTTTTCAGCGAACTCCACCAGGGCGGTGACTGCGCCGCCGATCTCGGCGAACTGGCCCTCCGCTTCCTTGCCCTTGTTGAATAGGGACTTCACGCGGGCGGCCAGCTCCTTGAAGGCCCCGGGCTGTTCGGTGACTTCCTCGAATTCGAGCTCGGCCTCTTCGGCGGCCGTGAACAGGTTGTCCGGGTGCTGTTTGCGGTTGGTCAGGGTGCCGTGCTTGGCGCTGAATTCGAGCGCCTCGGTCCCCAGGCTGGCGGGGCTGTCGGTGATGGCCAGGCCGATGAGGTAGGCCTTGCCGGTGTCGGCGAACTTGGGCTGCACCTCGATCGAGGTGTAGATCTTCTGCCCCTTCTTGTTCAGGGCCAGCAGCGCTTCGTTGGGCTGCAGCTGGGCGTAGAGGGCGAGCTTCTGCTTGCCATCGATTTCCACTTCTTCTGCCTTGACCGCCAGCACATCACCGTAAGCGCCGAACGGACTTTCCGGGGCGATGCCCTTGATGTGTTCGCAGTTGATGCGCGCGCCGTAGGTGGCCGGGTTGTATTGGCTGGCGATGTCTTCGAGCCAGCTGCGCTCGATGGTGCGGCCATCGGTGGTCGCGCCTTCGACGGCGATACGGGTCCACTTGGAGCGAAACTTCTTCTCGGGCTTGGTGGCTGCTGCGGCCATGCGGTTTGTCCTCGGTAGCTGCTGGGTGCAGTTGCTGTGAGGGGCATGGTCGGCAGCGGGCGCAGTACGGGCAATCGGCCAGCAGTGGATGGGGCGCAGGTACAGGGCGCGGCGCTAACAGGCTACGCGCGCGGGCGACACCATCTGCGCCATGAACGCAGCCACCGAACTACCCGCCCAACGTGATAACCGCCGCCAGGCCAAGTTTTTGTACTGGACGGGCTGGCGTATCACCGATATCGCCGACTACCTGGACGAGAAGGAAAAGACCGTCCACAGCTGGAAGAGCCGCGACGAGTGGGACCGGGCGGACAACGTCGAGCGGATCGGCGGTGCGCTGGAGGCGCGACTGGTGCAGCTGATCCTGAAGGACGGCAAGAGTGGCGGTGATTTCAAGGAGATCGACCTGCTGCACCGGCAGCTGGAGCGGCAGGCGCGGATCGAGCGGTTCAAGGGTGGCGGGACCGAAACGGACCTCAACCCGAACCTGGCCAAGCGCAACGAGGGGCCGAAGAAGGCGCCGAAGCGCAACGAGTTCGCCGAGGAGCATGTCGAGCAGCTCGAGGAGGCCTTCCGCGATGGTTGTTTCGGCTATCAGCTGGACTGGTACCGAGCAGGCAACCAGCGCACGCGGGCGATTCTCAAGAGCCGGCAGATCGGCGCCACGTACTACTTCGCGCGGGAGGCGCTGCTCGATGCGCTGATCACCGGGCGCAACCAGATATTCCTGTCCGCCTCGAAGAACCAGGCGCACATCTTCAAGGCCTACATCCAGGCGTTTGCGCGCGAGGTGTGCCAGGTCGAACTGACCGGCGACCCGATCATTCTGGCCAACGGCGCCGAGCTGCACTTCCTCGGTACCAATGCGCGCACCGCCCAGGGCTATCACGGCAACTTCTACTTCGACGAATTCTTCTGGACCTTCAAGTTCAACGAGCTGAACAAGGTCGCCAGCGGCATGGCGATGCAGAAGCAGTATCGCCGGACCTACTTCTCGACGCCCTCCTCAATGGCCCATGAGGCCTATTCGTTCTGGACGGGCGAGCGGTTCAACAAGGGCAAGCCGGCGGCGCAGCGGATCAATATCGACGTCACGCACGATGCCCTGCAGCAGGGGCGCCTGTGCGAGGACCGGATCTGGCGGCAGATCGTCACCATCCTGGATGCCGAAGCGCGCGGCTGCGATCTGTTCGATATCGAGGAGCTGCGCCAGGAGTACAGCGCGGACGCCTTCGCAAACCTGCTGATGTGCCAGTTCGTGGATGACGGCGCTTCGATCTTCCCGCTGACGGTGCTGCAGCCCTGCATGGTGGACAGCTGGATCGAGTGGAATGAGGACTACAAGCCGTTCGCCGACCGCCCCTTCGGCGATCGCCAGGTGTGGGTGGGCTACGACCCCGCCGAAACCGGCGACAGTGCTGGCCTGGTGGTGGTGGCGCCACCATTGGTACCGGGCGGCAAATTTCGGGTGCTGGAGCGGCACCAGTTCCGCGGGATGGACTTCGCCGCCCAGGCCGAGGCGATCCGCCGGGTGACGCTGCGCTATTGGGTGACCTACATCGGCATCGACATGACTGGCATGGGCTCGGGCGTGGCGCAGCTGGTGAAGTCGTTCTTCCCCGGGCTGACCACGTTCAGCTACTCGCCGGAAGTGAAAACGCGCCTGGTGCTGAAGGCCTATGACGTGATCCACAAGGGCCGGCTGGAATTCGATGCCGGCTGGACCGATCTCGCCAGCTCGCTGATGGCGATTCGCAAGACCACCACGGCCAGCGGCCGGCAGATGACCTACACCGCCGGACGCACCGACGAGACCGGCCACGCGGATCTCGCGTGGGCGCTGTTCCATGCCCTGCACAACGAACCGCTCGAGGGCATGACCGCCCAGAACACCAGTTTTATGGAGATCTATTCATGACCACCGACATCGCCGCCGCCCCTGCCACCGGTATCGAGGCCTTCACTTTCGGCGACCCCATGCCGGTGCTCGATGGGCGCGAGATCCTGGACTACCTGGAATGCTGGCTCAACGGGCGCTGGTACGAACCGCCGCTGTCGCTGGACGGGCTGGCGAAGTCGACCCGGGCGAGCGTGTTCCTGCAGAGCGGGCTCAACTTCAAGCGCAACATGCTCGAGCGCACCTTCATTCCGCACAAGCTGCTGACCCGGCAGGCGTTCGGCCAGTTCGCCCTGGACTGGTTGTGGTGCGGCAATGCCTACCTGGAGCGGCGCCGAAACATGCTCGGCCAGCCGCTGAGCCTGCAGCCGACGCTGGCCAAGTACATGCGCCGCGGTGCGGACTTGGAGACCTACTACCAGGTGCGCGGCTGGAAGGATGAGCACGAATTCGCGCCGGGCACCATCTGCCATCTGCGCGAGGCGGATATCAACCAGGAGGTGTACGGGTTGCCGGAGTGGTTGTCTGCGCTGCAGTCGGCGCTGCTCAACGAGTCGGCCACCCTCTTCCGCCGGCGCTACTACCAGAACGGGTCGCACGCCGGCTTCATCATGTACATGACCGATGCGGCGCAGAAAGAAACCGATGTTGATGACTTGCGCACGGCACTGAAGTCCGCCAAGGGGCCAGGCAACTTCCGCAATCTGTTCGTGTATGCCCCGAATGGCAAGAAGGATGGCATCCAGGTGATACCGGTGAGCGAGGTAGCGGCCAAGGATGAGTTCGGTTCGATCAAGAACATCAGCCGCGATGACCTACTGGCCGCGCTGCGCATCCCGCCCCAGCTGATGGGCATCGTCCCGCAGAACGCTGGGGGCTTCGGCTCACTGCGCGAGGCCGCCGAGGTCTGGGCAGTCAACGAACTGGAGCCGATTCAGGCGAGGCTGCAGCAGGTGAACGAGTGGCTGGGGGATGAGGTAATCACGTTCCGGGAGTTCGAGTTGCCCGCCAGGAACTGATACGCCCTGCACCACCGAAGCCGCCCATCGAGGCGGCTTTTTTATTCGCCAAGCACGTCTGCGACGAAGTACTGAGTCTCCGTCTCGAAGACACCGACTACTATCTCACCTCTGTCCAACCGGACAAGGCGATAAGCATCCGAAAAATCAGCGAAGCACTTCGCCAGACCTGGATCACCGATCCATTGCCTAGTTATGGCGTCGTTGGTGTCTGTGAAAGAGAAAAGAAATTCGTCCTTCGCAGGCTCATGCACCGCATACCCGTGGAATCTGGCCCTATCGGGAAGGCCCAGTTCTCCCTTGATCTCGCCTATCGAGCGCTGCTCCAACCCTAGCCGGCTGGCCAACTCCTCACGCTCCGCTCTTGCTTGATCGATGCGCTGCTCACGAGTGCCACGATTCTTTGCTTGCCCCAC